ACATCATCCAGTTGTCGGCCATTACGGCACCAGTCCCCCTCGCGACATCTTGAACTGCTGCTGCGCCCTGCGCTCGGCGCCCTGCGCCTGACGGTCGGCGATCTTAGCGTTAGTCGCCGCCATCGCGGCAGCGGCCTTCTCCCGCGTGATGCCCATCTCCTGACCCTTCTCGATCATGTGGGCCTGATGCGCCTCGCGGCTCTCCATCATCTTCTGGTTCTGCACTTGCAGCTTGCCGTCGGCGTCACCGGCTTTGGCCTCAAGCTTCATGCGCTCGATCTTCTGCTGGTTGATCAACTCCAGCTTCTTGTGATTATCCTTCTGCTCCAGTTCGGCCATCTTCAGCTTGTTCGCTGCCTGATCGGCTTCCTTGTTGCGCTCGTTCTTCATTGTCTCGACCTGAATGAGCGTCTTTGCGTTCAGCGTTGCCGGGTCGTCGGGCTTGGGCTGGTCGCTCTTCGCCTTCATCTGGTTGACGAGGTCGTCGATGGCGCCATCAAGCTGGCGTCCCGCCCTGAATGGCGCGGTGGCGAACTTGATGATCTCTCCGGCGAACTCTGCGGTCTTTGGTTCCGCCGTGATCATCGCACTCAGTTGCGTGATGAGACCGCCCAGCACCTGAATGAACTCTGTGCGCTTCTCCTTCTCGGCGTTCTCGTCAGCCATGATAGTGCTGTCGGTCTCGATATCGAGCACGAAGCATTTCATGCGCTGGTCTTTGATGAACGTCAGCACCTGCTCGATGGTCGGCTTCTCCCGCAGCTTGGCGATGGTGTCCATGCCCTGCTGCTGCATCTGCTGAAACTGCTGCATCACCTGTTGCGCCATCTCGGGCTTCTGTTGCGCGATCTGCTGCGCTTGCGGCATCTGCATCATCTGCCCGGCTTGCTGCTGCTGGATCTGCATTTGACGCTGCACCTGCGCCATCTGCGACATCACCATCGCCTGTGTCGGCAGTTGCGTCTGCGACATCTCGATCATCGTCACGGCGTCGAACTTCTCGGTGATGATCTCGGTGCTGATGCGGACAAGATCGCGTGCGATGCGGACCAGTTCCTGCTGCTTGTCGCGGATGCGCGTCGAGCCGTACTGCGTCTTGAGTTGCTGCGCCCCCAGTGTCTCATTCGGGTCGGTGGCGCCGCGCATGATGTCGGACAGCCCCATGATCTGGTAGATGTCCTCGATCACCTGCTTGCGTAAGGCGACGAGCGCCGTGATCGTCTGGGCGATCATGTCGATGGGCAACCAGATGATCACCTCTTTGCTGCCGCCAAACGCAGCCCAGTTGGAGATCGGCACCAGCATGCGTCCCGGCGTTTTCGCCTTGATGGCGGCTTGCACCGCATCGCCCAGTTCTGCGCCGCCCGCCGGGTAGAAGCCTTTAGCCTCCAGCGCATCGCTCAGTGCGTGAATGCGCCCGGTGAGCAGGTTCAATTCGTCAAGCTGATCCTTGTACTGCAACACGTCCGGCACCGGGATGAGCGAGCCGCGCTGCACCGTCCCGTAAGCTGGCTTCGGGCAGGGGAAGAAGCCTTCGAGTTCGAGGTGCGGGTCGTCCTCATCGAGGATCAGTTCGCAACCATGCGCGACCCACAGCACGCGCTTCTCGCTCCTGCTCCAGACCTCCCAGAACTTCGCACGCTCGCGATTGTCGGCGCCGCCAACCTCGCGACTGTCCTTGTCCACGCGATACTCGGCCTTCTGGTACTCGTCGTCGCTGCTCTTCTTGAACCGCTTGCGAGCCTCGCCGCGTGTCAGGTAGCTGGCGGCTGCGACCCACGTCACCTCCGGCCAGTTGCGCGAGATCGAATGCAGGAAGTCGCGCCTGTGCTTGAAGTCGATGCAGACCTTTTCGTGATTGTAATAGCCTTCGCCGTTGCCGCTCTCGTAACGGCACCACGCCACGCCACGGTCGATCAGCGCCAGATCGTCGCGCAGCAGCTTCATCAACTCATCAATGCGGGCAAGATCGAACGCCACCACCGCGCAGCGCTCCATCAGTTCACTTGCGGCCTGATAAACGGGGCGCCGGTCCTTGAACTTTGGGACGACGACGGGCGTGGGAGGCTTGGCGTAGATCGACGGCTTGATGACCTCGGCGTTGGCCCAGAACATCTGAAATTCTTTGTCGCGACCCATCATGGCGAGCCGCTCCAGCGAGGCGTACTGCTTGTCGATGTTATCGCAGTGGCTGTTCCACCTCTCGAATGCGTCCTCGCTCTCCTGCAACAGGTTCAGCCAAGCCTTCGCCTTCTTCGGCTCGGCCTTGGGGTTATACTCAAGGTCGTCATGCCGCATGTCGTCGGCATTCGGCTTGTCAGCTTCTGCCATCGTAATACCCCAGCTTGTGCTTGGTGACCTGACGGGCCACGCGGTCGATCTGCTTCGCCGCCCCCGGCACCATGCGCTTGAGTTCGTTGTACTCCAGCGTCGAGCGCACCAGCACCGGCAGGATCAGTTCTGTCTGCTCTGGATGCTCGCGCAACAACGCCAGCAGCGGGTCGGTGACCAGATGCGGCTGCTGGATGAGGATGGCGTCAGCCAGTGTCACGCTCTCTTCTCCGCCAGATGAACCATGTTACTCGGTGCGCTCTTCGGCTTGAGCGCTTCACGCGCCGCTACACATGCCTCGGCAACCCTGCCGGGGTTGACGAGCATCGCAGAAGCGATGACATGCTGATCGACGCCCTGTGCGAAGTGCAGATACGCCGCAGTGACCTTCTCCTCGAACGTCAATGATGCCTTAACGCCCATTGCGCTGCTCCTCGCCGAAATGCTGATCGTACTGCTTCGGGATCATGTCCTCGATGTCGAGCATGATGCAGCTTGCCATGTCGATGGCGTCGGCCTTGCTGCGGGCGCTGAGACAGATCGCCATCTGCAACGTCGCCGCCAGCACGCTGATGACCTCGCCGGGGTTCTCGCCCTTGAAGCTGTCGATGATCGACTTGCTGCGCTGCGCTTGCTGTTCGAGCGTCATAGCGCCACCCACAAGTCTCGATTGCCCGGCACCGGAACGAATTTGAACCAGATGGCGAGTTCAAAATCGACCATCACCAACGCTGGTATCGGCTTGCCCAGACGGCAACGCGCCTTCCACCGTCGCTTCGAGGTGCGCTTCCTCATAGCCTGATGCCTTTCTTCGGCTCGACCGGCGGCGGGATCTGCCAACCTTCGATCTTCGGCCCGGCCACCTCACGGCGCTCGGCCTGACGCCATGCCAGAGACAGGTATCGAAAAGACGCGGCCGGATGAGCGGTCCAGTCGTGGACATCGGTCGCTCTGAATGCCTTCTTCTCATCGTCCCACTCACGCCGGTACTGCTCGAGCGCAGCGAGGCCGGTCTCCTCGGTGCGCGGATGAAAGACGCACAGCGGCAGCGTGCGCCGCGCCGCTTCGATGCCGTCGGCGAACGTCGCCCACGGCACGAGGATGGGATTGAGGCCCTGCATCCGCATGCTCTCGACGCGAGTGCGGCCTCCCGGTATTCCCCACTCCCTGATCTTGGCGTCGTGCGGCACCCAGTCGTTTCCGTCGCGCCAGCCATGCAGGTTTCGGCGCTTCTCGACCTGCTCGGCGAAGTGATCGACGCCGCCTCCGCTGTTGGCGTAGTGGTCGAGGATGATCACCTGACCGCCTTGTACCTGATACCACCAGATGCTGGTGTCGTCCTTTATGCCCAGATCCCATACGCGATGCACCATCTCGCCTTCGATGGCATCGACCTCGATGACGCGGCCCTCGTTGCGGACCTGCGCCATCTCCATCGCGAAGTACGCGCCAAGGATCGCGGCTTGCCAGTCGCAGAAATACTCTTGCAGGTACTGCGCCCGGCCAACGTCCTGACCGTAGAGCGCAGTGTACTCTCTCAAGGCTTCGGCAAGAGCCGCTGGGGTGAGTGCGTGAGTATCATCGACGGTGAGCCGCTCGGCGAACCACTCGGGCGATTGCTCGGCGTGGCGAAACATGGCGAGCGCATGATTGCGTCCTCGGGGAGTAGTGATGAACGTCGCCCAGCCCGCGTTCTCTTCGACCATTGGCCGGTGGTAGGCCCATGCAGATGGGTTCGCCAAAGCCCACTCGGAATAAACGATACCTGCAACGCCCGCGCCGACTGTTGCGTCGTATCGATCACTGCCAATGACCTGCCACGTTGATCCGTTTTTGAAACGGATGAACATCTCGTTGTCGTTGGTGTTGTCTCGCAGTTGCCGGGGGAATGCTTCATCGATGCGCCTCTTGCCGGTGTGTGCGTTGATCGCGGTCCAGATCGCCTTGCGGCCTTGCAAGAACTCTGGAAGGCAGTGCCAATAGTTGCCGATACGCTCTGCCGCCGCCGTCATCGTGTAGTGCAGACACACTTCGTCTTTTCCGGCGCGACGATGCCAGACCGCCATCGCACGCTTGCCGCCATTCTCCAGAAAATTCCACAACCGCTTTTGATGCGGTCGCGGTCGCCAGCCGTTGAACGGCACCTTGACGCTAATCTTTTCCATCAAACATCTTTCGCACAATGATCTCGATGGCCTGACCATCCTCACCACCGACAGTCTGATGCGGTCGGCCCCAGCCACGGTCGAGCAATGCAGTCGCCGCAGCGACACGCGCAGACTTCTGAGCCTTCGGTGATTTTGCAATCGCTGCCAGAGTTCGCACGCAAGCATCGGTGTGAGACCGCGCCAAAGATCGTAAATCTGCTGGAGCCTTCGGCATTTGATCTCCGCGTGATGATCCCTAAATATTGTTGCCCGCGCCCGCAACCATGATCAGCCGCTCGCGCAGGGCGGCGATCTCTTCCTTCATTTCGTCAAGCTGCTTCTGCCCGTCGGCGCGAATGGCGGCGATCTCCTTGGTGGCGGTGAGAACAGCCGCAGCCAGCGCGGTCTGCAATTCAGTTC